TGTCTGTTTGAGTTCAACGGCTGCCTTAGCATCATCTCTCTTATCAGCATACTCAATATAACAACAAATAATGATCACTGTGACCAATATAGCGTAGTAAATAATCATATAAAACCTTCCTTGATATTAATATTTTTATTTTCATTATACCATTTTAGAAAGGGGTGAGAATATGCAAAAAATGACGTTGCGTGCCTTGCGTATCAATCGTGGTTTGAGTCAAGAAGTAGCTGCTAAAAAGCTTGGAATTGCTTCATCAACTCTTAGTAAGTGGGAAAACGCTAAGTCTTTTCCAAACGCAATTGAGCTCAGAAAAATTGAAGAGTTATATCAAGCTTCATACAATGATATTATTTTTTTGCCAAACAACACGGTTTAACCGTGTTTAGAAAGGACATTGTGAACGAAATAGCATTATCGGACAATCTTGCACAGATTGAACTTGAAATCAATCATCATAAGCAGATTGCAGGTCAGTCTATTTGGGAAATCGGCAGGCGTTTAAATCATGTTAAAGAACACGATTTGGCGCATGGGCAGATGGCTGAAAAATTAAATATTTCCGAAACGACTTATCGCTCAAAGGAACTAGGTCAGACAGATTTCAAATCAACAGAAATGTTTTTAGTTGCTGTTCTTTTTGAGAGAAACATTTCTAATATTTTTAGTCCAACAACTTAGATAATATCAACGTCCTCTCTCAGCTAGTAGTTACGGCTCTAGCAAGTTAACAAATACAAGTCATTAATCAAAATGGTAATAATTTTCAATAGTAAAATCTCCTATTTATTTTTTTAATTCCCAATTCACCAATCGAAATATGACTTGCTAGGGCTATAACTGCTAGTTGAGAGCAGTAGAACAAAAAAGAAAGGAGTAAGAGACTTATGGAAGAAATCAAACTTACAACTACTGAACATACGGTAGATGAATTAATTGGTCATTATGTGGGAATGGTTTGCTATCAAGCAGATAAAAAAGACCCAGCGACTATTACGGCAGTCACTGAGTTGATAAAAGTTTACACAGACCATTTTTGAGGGTTCTTGTCTGCTATTTCAAAATAGCTAACTTGTTCAAGGTTTATGTATTGTATTTTTGATGATCTAGTTAATTTGCATGAAATCCAATTTGGTAAGTCGATTTCATCAGTAATTTCTGTGACAGATAATTTTTGGCCGTTAGAAAATACAAAAGTAACATATTGACCTTGTTTCAAAGCTCTTTGAATTCGTTGTTTTAACATAATTTCACCTCCTTTCCAAAAATATTATATCACGGAAAGAGGTTGACTATAGAAAGGACGGTGTATCTATTTTGCACACAAAAAAAGCGACTGACGGCAATCAGTCACTAACAAAAATTAACTTAATTAAATTATAGCATATTTAAAAGGAGCACGCTATGCCAAAAGTTGAAATAACTTACAGAGCTGTTGGTAATGACGAAAAAGCCGAGTGGGGCGATTATGACCACTTGATGCAACGTTGGGAAGGCTTGAGTAAGAGCGTTGCCAAACAGTGGGCAGCCGAAATGCGTGAACATCCAGAATTTAGGAAATATATTGATAATCCTACACATCGAATAGTTTTTATCAATTATAAAGGTTTTGAGCTGTTCGTCAAATGGAAATCGCGCAATAGGTATTTATCAAAGAAAGAAACATTAGCTGAAATGCTAAAAAACATGAAATTAGAAGCAGAGGTTTTATTATGACATATTTAATCGTAGCAATTGCAATCTTATCGTTAGCAGAAGTATTTACTCTAACTATGCTTAAACGACGCAATGAAGATGTACGTTTTTATCAAAGTGAGGCTTATAAACAAGCTGTATTCACAGAAAAAGCACGTTTGAATAGTCAGAAGTGGAGCGCTAAGCATGAATAGATTGAAAGAACTCAGAAAAGAAAAAAAGCTAACTCAGAAAGAATTAGCAGATAAAATAAATGTTTCAAAAATAACTGTTTTACGCTGGGAAAATGGAGAACGTCAGATAAAACCAGACAAAGCCCAGCAACTTGCTGATTTTTTTGGTGTTAGCGTTGGGTATTTGTTGGGATATGTAGATATGATACAAGAGGTTATTAACGAAAATGCGTTCTTGAAAGACGAAAACAGACGTCTTAACAACGAACTAACAAAACATTATTTTGCAACTATTGCAAAAGCAAACTTACTCGACATCATCATTGCTGAAGGCTATATCTTGCCATCAACGCTTGATAAATGTATCAATCAGCTTGATGAAATCGACCAGTTAGAAATTAGAAAGGCTATGACAAAATGAGATTGGCAAAACAAAAATTAGGAGCTCAACAAAATGGATATGGTCGTATTGGGTGTGATATTGATATTTACAATGAAATCGCTGAAATTGCAGACAAATGTGGTTATACATTGACAAGTGTCACGAATGCACTGCTTGGCTTCGCTTTAGAAAACAGTGAAATTATCACGGAGACTAAAACGGTAGAAGTTAATACATTCAGAATTGGAAATGAGGAATTTGATGGTAACAATCAATAAACTAGAAATTGAAAACGTCAAACGGATTAAAGCGGTCAAAATTGAACCGTCAGCAACTGGCTTAACCGTAATTGGTGGGAATAATAACCAAGGTAAGACAAGCGTTCTGGACAGTATCGCTTGGGCATTAGGTGGTAACAAATACAAACCAAGTCAAGCAGAGCGTGAAGGGTCAATGGTACCGCCTACGCTTAAAGTGACACTTTCAAATGGGCTGATTGTGGAACGTAAAGGTAAGAATAGTGCGCTTAAAGTAGTTGACCCAAATGGCCAAAAAGCAGGGCAACAGCTGTTAGATAGCTTCGTGGAAGAGTTAGCTATCAATCTTCCTAAATTCATGGACAGCACGCCAAAAGACAAGGCTAACACGCTTTTACAAATCATTGGTGTTAGTGACCAGTTAGCTGAATTGGAGTTGAAAGAAAAGGAAATTTACAACCAGCGTCATGCGATTGGTGTGATTGCTGATCAAAAGGAGAAGTTCGCCAAAGAGCAGCCATACTATCCAGATGCCCCGAAAGAACTGATTAGTATTTCTGACCTCATCCAACAGCAACAAGCCATTTTAGCTACAAATGGCGAGAACGCTCGTAAACGTCAAAATGTGACAGTTATTCAACAGAACTACAACTTTAAGCAACAAGAAGTTGATGAACTTAAGAAGAAACTTAGATTGGCTGAACAGCAATTGAATCAGCTGACAGAAGACTTGCAAATTGCACAGACTGACGCTATGGATTTGCACGACGAGTCAACAGCTGAAATCGAAGAAAATATTGCACGTATTGACGAAACTAACAGACGTGTTCGCGCTAATCTTGATAAAGATAAAGCCGAAGACGACGCCAAACAACAGCGTGAACAATACAATCAATTGACTAACGAAATCGAAGCTGTTCGTCAACAGAAAACAGATTTGTTAACTAACGCAGACTTGCCACTTGAAGGTTTATCAGTATCTGACGGCCAGCTTCTATATCAAGGTCAAGAGTGGGATAACATGTCTGGCAGTCAACAGCTCATGGTAGCTACTGCGATTGTCCGCAAGCTCAAACCAGAATGTGGTTTTGTTCTGATTGACAAACTAGAACAAATGGACCAAATCACACTCGAACAATTTGGTGCATGGCTAGAACAAGAAGGACTGCAAGCTATTGCCACAAGAGTCTCAACTGGTGAAGAGTGTGCTGTAATTATCGAGGACGGCTACTCTATCGAAAACAAAGCGCTAAATAAGCAAATTAGCGAAGTTGGAGCGCAGTTAGATAAAGTCAAAGCCCAAGGCTGGCAAGCAGGCAAATTTTAAGAAATAGGAGAAAAAACAATGAAACAAACTAAAACATTTATCGTATTTCGCAACAAAGAAAAAGGTTATTTTCTAAGCGCGTATAAAAACAATGAAGATGCTCTAGCATTTACAGCTAACTATACCAAAGAAATTAAATCAGCGCTTTCTATTCCTGAAGAAAATTTTAAAGAAGATAAGGAAAAATACGAAGGCTTGTTACAAGCATTTGAAGCAGAACCGCTAAAAGTTGAAACTGAATATACACTCACGACGCTAGATGGTGAAGAACCAGAAGAAATTAAGGTTGACAATCAAAGCAAGGCTAAAATGCTATTTGATGCACTTGATGATATTTTCGGAGGTGACGATTAATGCAAATTACAAAAGGAAAACGCGCACGAGCTCAAAAAGTAGTCGTTTATGGTCCTGAAGGTATTGGTAAGTCAACCTTTGCGGCACAATTTCCAGAACCGCTATTTATTGACACGGAAGGTTCAACAGATAACATGGACGTCTCACGCTTGGATAAGCCATCAAGTTACACCATGCTAAAAAATGAAATTGCTTTGGTGAAAGCTAATCCAACTGTTTGTAAGACGCTTGTTATTGACACAATCGACTGGGCAGAAAGCTTAATAGTAGATGATATCTGCGCACTGCATCAGAAAAAAGGTATTGAAGATTTTGGCTATGGTAACGGTTATGTTTACGTCAAAGAAGAATTAGGACGTTTTTTGAACAGTTTATCAGAACTTGTAGACTTAGGTATCAATATCGTGTTAACAGCACATGCTCAAATCCGTAAATTTGAACAGCCTGATGAAATGGGTTCTTATGACCGTTGGGAATTGAAACTTGGCAAAAAGACAAGTTCACAAACTGCACCACTCGTTAAAGAATGGGCTGATATGGTTTTGTTTGCAAATTATAAAACAGTCGTAATGACTGCTGATAACAAAAAGAAAAAAGCTACTGGTGGACAACGTGTTCTGTACACGCAACATCATCCAGCTTGGGATGCTAAAAACCGTCACGGTTTACCAGAGGAAATGCCGTTTGATTATGCAGGCATTGCACACATCTTTAATCAAGCGCAACCACAGCCTACACCTCAACCACAACCACAACAAACAGCGCCTGAACCTGCTCCACAAGCACCAGCGCAGGAACAAACACCAACTGCCGAACCAGCGCCACAGGTTCAACCACAGGCGCAAGAAACACCACAGCAACCGTCACAAGCGCCTGAAAGCTTAACGCAGCCTGCGCCAGAACGTCAACCTTACCAAGAGCCTAATTTAGCCTTGCCACAGGCTCTGCGTGATTTGATGATACAAAATCAAGTCACAGAGCTTGAAGTCCAAAAGGCAGTTGCTCAAAAGGGCTACTACCCTGAAGACACGCCAGTTATCATGTACGACCCAGGATTTATTGACGGTGTGCTTATTGGCGCTTGGGAACAAGTCTTTAGCATGATTAAAGACAATCGTATTTTACCATTTTAATAATTAACAGAAAGAGGAACATTAACATGACACAATTTAACAATAACTTTGATCACGAACTTGGATGGGATGATGAAATCGTAACAGACGCAAAAGAATTCGTACAGCTCACACCTGGTGACTATCAATTCACAGTAACTAACCTTGAACGTGGACGCCACACGCCGAATCCTCAAAATCCAGGTAAACTTCCAGCATGTAATAAAGCAACACTTACCCTTCAAATTGAAACAGCAGAAGGTATTGCACAATTGACACACAATCTATTCTTGCACACATCAACTGAAGGTATGTTGTCAGCATTCTTTGGTTCTATTGGTCAAAAGAAACACGGTGAGCCACTTCGCATGAATTGGAACAACGTGGTTGGTGCTAAAGGTGTTTGTCGAGTTAACAAACGTAAAGGTACTGGACAATATGCTGACCGTGAATATGACAACATTAAAGCAATGATTTACGCAGATGAAGTTGATTGGACTAAAGTATTGAATGCAAACGTGCAAGGTCAACCACAACAGCCTACATATCAACAACCAATGCAACCAACAGCACCTCAACAATACCCACAACAACCACAAGCGCCTCAACAAGCTGCAGGATTCCAAGCTGGGCAATTTTAAGAGGTAGCTAATGAAACTTAGAAAATATCAAGAAGAAGCCCGCGAAGCTGTTCAGCAAGAGTGGGAAGAGAGCAGAAAACGCACATTGCTCGTTCTTCCTACGGGTTGTGGTAAGACTATCGTATTTTCTAAGATTATCGAAGACCGTGTGAGAAAAGGCGAGCGGGTGCTCGTCCTGGCACATAGGTCAGAACTCTTAGAACAAGCTAGCGATAAATTAAAAACCGCTACAGGCTTAGGAACAGCACTAGAGAAAGCAGAAAGCACATCAATTGGTTCATGGTTCCGTGTTGTTGTTGGTTCGGTCCAAACAATGCAACGTGAGAAACGGCTTAGCCAATTCCCACCAGATTATTTTGACACGATTGTGATTGATGAAGCACATCACGCTATATCAGATGGTTACCAACGAGTATTGCAACATTTTGAAGATGCTAATGTGTTAGGCGTTACAGCAACGCCAGACAGGGGAGACAAAAAGAATTTAGGTAAATTCTTTGACAGCCTTGCTTATGAATATTCAATTGTAGATGCAATCAAATCTGGTTATTTATCAAAGATTACAGCAGTTACTATACCGCTGACATTGGACTTATCAAGTGTCAGTCAACAAGCTGGTGATTTTAAGGCTAGTGAAGTTGGAACAGCGTTAGACCCATATCTAGAACAAATCGCAGATGAGATGGTTAAACAATGTGCAGACCGTAAAACAGTTGTGTTTTTACCACTTGTTAAAACGTCTAAGAAATTCCGTGACATCTTAAACAAGAAAGGATTTAAAGCTGCTGAAGTTAATGGTGAGTCAGAAGACCGTGCAGAGGTCTTAGCTGATTTTGACGAAGGTAAGTACAATGTTCTTTGCAATTCCATGCTACTAACTGAAGGCTGGGACTGCCCAAGTGTTGACTGTGTAGTGGTATTAAGACCGACTAAAGTCAGGGCACTGTACAGTCAAATGGTTGGACGTGGAACGCGTTTAGCTGAAGGAAAAGATAATTTATTGATTTTAGATTTTCTTTGGCACACCGAACGTCACGAGCTATGTAGGCCAGCGCATTTAATCACAGATAGTCCTGAAGTGGCTAAGAAGATGGTCGAAAACATGGCTGAGCAGACTAACCAACAATTTGAATTGCTGGAAGCTGAAGAAACAGCTAGCAAGGATGTTGTGGCTGAACGTGAAGAAGCACTTGCTAAGCAGTTGTCAGAAATGCGTAAGCGCAAACGTCGACTAGTTGACCCGTTGCAATTTGAAATGTCTATCCAAGCTGAAGACTTAGCAGACTACGTGCCAGCCTTTGGAATTGAGATGACACCACCAACAGACAAGCAGTTAAAAGCATTAGAGAAGTTTGGTATCTTTACGGATGACATTGGTAACTTTGGCAAGGCTAGCAAATTGTTAGACAGACTTAAGAAACGTCAAACAGAAGGGCTAACCACACCTAAGCAAATTCGATTGCTTGAACGTTACGGTTTTAAAAATGTTGGTATGTGGACATTTGACAGCGCAAGTAGCCTAATCAATCGTATTGCTGCAAACGGTTGGCGTGTTCCTCGTGGTATTCGACCAGCAGAATTTAAACCAGAATAAATAAGAAAGGATAAACATGGCAGAGAGAGATTTTGACCTGCTACCATTGCTGGATTATATCAATCCTGCCATGGTGGATTACAGTACATGGTGTCAAATCGGTATGGCCTTAAAGCACGAAGGCTATACGGCAATGGACTGGGATAATTGGTCACAAGCTGATACACGTTACAAAAAAGGTGAATGCTTCAAGAAATGGACAACCTTCAACGAAGAAGCAGGTAGTGTTGTAACAGGAGCCACAATCACACAATTAGCAAAAGATAATGGCTGGCAACCTGCTTCAAATGGACGTGGTGATTCTCACGAATTAGATTGGGAAGATACGATTGATCGTGATTATCAAATCGTAGATAAAAACTGGATTGAGTCGAAAGAAATCAGAGAACCATTGAACTGGCAACCTGCACAAGAATTAATCAAGTATCTTGAAACGCTGTTTGATTCAACAGATTTAGTTGGCTACGTGACTGCTACCTATCCAATTGAGACGGACAATGGCACGATTCACAAACCAACGCAAGGTAACTTTGATAGAACAGCTGGAGAACTTATTCAGTTATTGCAAAAGACACCTGACGACATTGGAGCTGTCTTTGGTGATTACAAGGAAGAAGCAGGTGCGTGGATTCGATTCAATCCGTTAGACGGTAAAGGTGTCAAAAATGACAATGTCACAGACTATCGTTACGCGCTCGTTGAATCAGATACGTTAGACATTGGTAAGCAATATGCACTATTTAAAGAGCTTGAACTACCAATTGCAACTTTGGTCCATTCTGGTAAAAAATCACTGCACGCAGTCGTGAAAGTAGATGCCAGAGATTACCAAGAATACCGCAAACGCGTAGATTACATCTATCAAATCTGTAAAAAGAACGGTCTTGATATTGATACGCAAAACCGCAATCCAAGTCGTTTAAGTCGCATGCCTGGTGTGACACGAAACGGACACAAGCAATTTTTGATTGACACCAACATTGGTAAAGCAAATTATGATGAATGGTATCAGTGGGTCGAAGATTTAAATGATGATTTACCAGACCCTGAAGGTCTGCTAGACAGCTGGGACGATATGCCAGACTTAGCACCAGAATTGATTCACGGTGTCTTACGTCAAGGACATAAAATGCTGATTGCTGGTCCGTCTAAAGCTGGTAAATCGTTCGCATTGATCGAATTATCAATTGCCATAGCAGAGGGTAGCAAATGGTTAGGTTGGCAATGTGAGCAAGGACGCGTCTTATATGTCAATCTGGAACTTGATAGACCGTCAGCGCTACACCGTTTTAAAGATGTGTATGAAGCTATGGGACTTCAATCAAACAACGTCCAAAACATTGACGTCTGGAACTTGCGTGGTAAGACCGTTCCAATGGATAAACTAGCGCCGAAGCTAATCAGACGTTCGCTTAAAAAGAATTATCAAGCTGTTATCATTGATCCAATCTATAAAGTTTTAACAGGTGACGAAAACAGCGCAGACCAAATGGCACACTTTACCAATCAGTTTGACAAAGTAGCAACTGAGCTAGGTTGTAGTGTGATTTACTGTCACCACCATTCAAAAGGTGCTCAAGGTGGCAAGAAATCAATGGACCGTGCTAGCGGTTCGGGAGTGTTTGCTCGTGATCCAGACGCGTTGATTGACTTAGTCGAACTTGAACTAAACGACAATCTGATTAAACAACGTACTGACAAAGCGAAATGCGACGTGTTTAAACGTGCTATCCAAGAAAAGAACCTAGACTATTACCAGCATGAAATCACACTTGATGACTTGCAAAGTGTCGCACAGATGAGTAAACATTTTGACAAAGCACTTGACGACATCATGGTCAGAAAGCCATACTTGCACGAAGTCCAGCAAGTCGAAGAATCTATCAAGATTGCCACAGCATGGCGTGTTGAAGGGACGCTTCGTGAGTTTGCGAAATTCCCACCAGTCAACATGTGGTTTACTTATCCAGTGCATGATGTGGATACGACGGGCGTTCTTGCGGATATTCAGTTGGAAGATGACAAGCCGAACTGGCAAAAAGCTGCTAAAAAAGCTCGTGAAGGTCGTAAGTCAGCTGAGCAAAACTTGGAAGAACGCAATCAAATATTAGAGGATGCGTATAATACTCAAAAAGATTTTAACCCAGATGGTCCAGTCACCAAAGAAGACATTGCTAATTTGACAGGTGTAAAAATACGAACTGTCGAAAAATATGTCAGAGAGCATGAAGATTTTGTTCTAAAAAATGGGAATATCATCAAAATAAATTAGCAAAAAATCTACACACTTCAATAAAAAGTGCTATGTAAAAAAATCACTTTTAAGCAGTTTTTTATTAAGCTATAGCATGTTATAGCATCAATATATGTCGTGTAGAAAAATCAGTTTTCTGTAATGTATGTATGTCGTGTAAAAAAATCACTTTTAAGCAGTTTTTTATTAAAAAAGTGAGCTACAGCACGGGGTAAACCCCAAGTTTGGGGAGTGTTTTGGATTCGCATGTGTGAAAGTCGAATGTTAGGAAAGATTGGGCGACTAAGCTACGCCCAAATCATTTCCCAACAACTTTCGACAAGCGCGTGACTGCGAATGACCAAAAGCAGTCATAAATCAAAAAGTAGAAAAATGAGGTGGAAATATGAACAAACAAGAAGCGATTGAAGAAATCAAAGACGAAATAAAAAGAAATGGCAAGCGTAGCGGAAGTTTAGATTATTTAAACGGTAAACGCGATGGATTGGTGGATGCTTTGAAAATTATCAAGCAAATTGACGAGCCAAAAAAGGCAGTTGTACCACAGTATATTGATACATGGATTCAAGGTGCAGAATATAATGGTTTTGATTTGTATGAAGCAATGACTGATGAAACCCCGGATAAAGTATCTACTTGGATTGTCTGCAATCCAGAAACATTTGCTAAAGCTTGGATTTACGGCTATGAAATTGAGAAAGAGAAGTTGTATACAGCTAAGAACAAGATAACCAATTCTTATCTTGGAAAGAATGGCGGTTGGAGTCATTACGGACGTGCATGTAGTCCAGAAATTATAAAGCACTCTAAGAGCACTTGGAGATCACTTGGTGTGTGGGATAATGACTTATACGAAATTACAGAGGTAAAAGATGATTGAATTCTTTATCCCAATGAAGAAAATTCCAACAGTCACTCACCAGCAAAAGAAAGTTCGTGTTATACATGGTAAGCCACAATTCTATGAGCCAGACGAGCTAAAGGAAACGCGGGCAATGTTTATGGAACTGTTAGCGCCATATGCACCTAATGAACCTATGGACGGTCCGTTGAGATTGACGACTAAATGGCTGTTTCCAAAAATCAAAGGTACGACTAACGGTCAATACAAACATACTAAACCAGACACGGAAAATCTATTGAAGTTACCTAAAGACTGTATGCAAGAACTTGGCTTCTTCGTCAATGACAGTCGTGTGGCTAGTGAGATTACTGAGAAATTCTGGGCTGACACAGTTGGAATATACGTGAGGTTGGAAAACTTATGAGTAAACATATGAATAACTTAAGAGCTAAACACGCTGTGACGTTTTCAGAACACCACACAGAAAACGCCCTAGAGACCTTAGATGCGTTCATTGCGTGGACGAAAGAAAAGCAGCTTAAAAGCTATCTTGAGATTGCTAAATTGCTGTATGTGCCACCAAATGAGGCACAAAAATTACTAACACGAGCCAAATTGCCAGATGAGCGTATTGAAAAGCGAATGAAAGAGGTTATGCGTCATGAAGATTGATTATATTGATTTCTTTCAAAATGAAGTCACAGCATGGATGATGGCTAGCAATATGAAATCACAAGAAGTTGGTTTTGGAAGTCTCGCTTACTGGGAATGGGCTAATCAGTCCATTGTGGCTATCTGCGAGAAATACGGTAATGATGAATTGGTTAACGGTCAGTTTCACTTAATCTGGGACTGGTTAGATAAACAAGCGAAAGGAGTAGGCAATGTATGAGGTAGTATTATATTTTGACAATATGGTTGATGAGACGTATCGCTTTGGCACCTACGAAGAAGCACTTGAAAAAGTGAATAACCTCAAATGGCAGTATCGAAACAAGCGCTTATACAGCTTTAAAGTGAGAAAGGTTGAAACATGAAAAATGAAGATTTAGTGAGTGGATTAATTTTCCCTGTTGCAATGTTTGCATGCCTCTTTGTTGGACATGACATTGGCAAACGTGACAGCAAGTCTGAAATTGCAGAGTTAAAAACAGAGCTTAAACAAGCTAAGGCACAAATTAAACTCTTGGAAGAAAATCAAGTGATTGTTTATTACGCTGATAGTTGGGGAGGTAACCCATAACGGTATCAGGTCGGTTCGACTCCGACCATGGGTATAACCCGAAATATTTTAAAACGGAATAGAGGTGGTGTGAACCACTTCTTCTTGCAAAACAAATTAGTATATAGTTAGTAAGTTTATCGGGTTACTTGCTAGCAACATAGCGAAATCAAAAATAGAAAGGGGAACTCAATGTAAATTTTAATCTAACGCAGTTTATCGCTAGACTGTTATTATGCAAGGCGCTGCTAAAGTGGTGGTAGGGTCGTGCGCCTGCCCATTTTGTGGAAACACAAAAAAGTCCCTGCTTGCACAAGGACCTAAGATATATGAATGACACTTATATTATATCATAAAGGAGCTGTGTAAGTAGTGGGAAAATTGAGCAATTCGCAATTGAAAGCACTTGATGAGTTATTATTTGATTATGTGAGCATTGACCATAAAATCGCAGTACGTAAGCTAGAAATTAGCGATGTTCCAAATACAGACGAAAATATTGGCGGTGGACGTTCCAACATTGTGTCTAAGCCAACTGAAAGCATGATTGCTAAATGGGATAGCGACCAACGTCTAAATAGCTTATATGCACAAAAATATGCAGTAGAGAATACTTTGTCTATGCTTGATGAAGATATGTCACGTATTTTCTGGTTGCGTTGGTCAAGAGGTAGCGTCAACACTTGGGATGCAATTGCTGGTAAAATGCACATGTCAATCAAGACAATTTACCGAAAACGTCAACGAATTTTAGAAATTTTTGCTGATTTTTATGGTTTTTCGTAAAAATGACAAAAAACACGATATTTTTGTCACCCAAAATGCGTTATTATGGTATCATCAAATGTTTAAGATAAGGACGAGGTTTCTTGAGATTTTAGAGCTGTGTTGTTTCGAATGGGTCCGCAACAGGTCAGGTCACAATGGCTAGAGTTGAAAAATAAATGGAAGTGAAAAATATCTCGTGAGTGGATAGCTGAAAAACGGTGCACAATCCAGGTTGAGTGTATCGGTGTTTGCCTGTGCAGCCTTTTTGGCAAACTGTTGGAATATAGTACAAATAGATAGTACAGCTAGATTTTATGCTAGAGATGCGGGTGCAACTCCCGCTATTCCTCTAACAGTCACACGTTGTGTGGCTTTTTATTTTGGATTGGGAGGTGAGGACTTATCGCTAAGTATACTTACTGGATAACAGATGAAGGACTGTTATTAATTGAAGGGTGGGCTCGTGATGGTCTCACCAACGAACAGATTGCGAAAAATATAGGAATTAGCCGTGAAACTTTGAATCAATGGCAAAAGCGTTTTTCTGTCATTTCTGACGCCCTAAAGTCAGGTAAAGAAGTAGTTGACCGTCAAGTTGAAAATGCTTTGTTTAAAACTGCTACAGGCTATTATTATGATGAAGAAACAGTAACTAATCAAGGTGAAATTGTGACTGTCAGAAAGTACAGCAAACCAAACACAACCGCGCAGATTTATTGGCTTAAAAATCGTAAACGTGATGTCTGGACTGATAAACAAGAAGTACAACTCGAAGCCAACGTCACAACAAACAAACTTGACGGTATTTTGGCACAGTTAGAAGATGATAGCTCATGAGCAACATGATTCTATCTGATAAATATAAAGCGTTCTTGCGACACAATGCTAAAGCCGAAGCTCTTGAAGGAACAACAGCTGCTGGAAAGACAACGGTTGGTGCTTTTAAATTCATGTTAAAAGTCGCTAAGTCATCTAAAAAGTTACACTTTATTGCTTCAAAATCAATTGGTGACGCGGAAAAGAACATTATTAATTCTGATTTGGGGATAGTTGATATTTTCGGAGAGTTGGTCGATTATCGTGGGAATGGTAGTCTTGATTATAAAATTCCACATTTGGTTTATCACGTCGATAACAAACCAGAGAACGATAAGATTGTTTTCGTTCTTGGGTATGAGGATAAAACCAAATGGAAAAAGGCACTTGGTTCGCAATTTGGCTGTGGTTACATTGACGAAATCAACACGGCTGATACAGACTTTGTTCAAGAATCAACTATGCGCTGTGACTATTGGATGTGCACCATGAACCCAGACGACCCAACATTACCGATTTATGAGCAATACATCAATCGTTTTCGTGCCTTGCCAGAATATGAACAAGATACGCCAAAGGAAATTCAAGAAGAATTAGACAAACAACCAGCGCAGCCAGAATGGACGTACTGGTTTTTTAATTTCGACCATAACGCAGGACTGCCAGAGGATAAAAAACAACAGATTATCAATACAGTAGCCCCTGGGACTAAGATTTACAAAAATAAAATCTTAGGGCTTCGTGGTCGGTCGGAAGGTCTTATTTTCTCTATGTTCGAGAGACAGCGCAATGTCATTACGCGTAAGCAAGCTAAATCGTTTAGCTATGCGCAGTTTTCGTGTGGTGTTGATACGTCTTATTCTGAACAGTCAAATGACACAATCGCTTTTATTTTTCAAGGTATTACGCGAGACGGTAAGCTAGTAACACTTACCGAACGAGTTTACAACAATAAAGATTTGAGTGGTGATAAGATAGCGCCGTCAGATACAGTTGAGCTACTACATAAGTTCTTAAGCGACTGTAAGGACGATTGGGGCTTTGCACGTAGGATTTACGTTGATAACGCAGACCAAGCAACAATTATGGAATTGAGGAAATACGCTAATAAATATGGTCTGCTATACGAGTTCATGAATGCGAACAAGAAAGTCAAAATCATTGACCGTATAAATTTAATGGCTGGATGGATGAAACAAGGTTACTACTTTGTCGTTGATGACTGTGAAAATCATTTACATGAATTAGATGTCTACAGCTGGAAAGAAGGCAAGGATGAGCCAGAGGATAGAAACGACCACACCATCAATGCTTGCCAGTATGGCTTTATTCCGTACATCAAAATGATTGGTGAAAGGCAGAATAATTCTAACCAGTTCGATACGCTTCGGGCTGGTTTTGGTTTGTAATGAAAGGATATTATGACATATAGAGAAACTTTTGTAGATAGCACAGGGAAGAACAAGACTCTTGAGCTACGTTTTCATCGTGAAGCGCGTATGAGGTACAGTGTTCATGATTTAGATACGTTATTTGCTGATGACTATCGCTTACTTAAGGAAATACTACATCACCACGAAACAATACAGAAACCACGTATTCAAGAACTGCTTGACTACGCTGAGGGAAATAATCATGATATCAGTAAAGCCGGTCGACGTCGTGATGATGACATGGCAGACGCCCGTGCCATTCATAATTTTGGACGTGCAATTGCTGTATTCAAACAAGGGTATTTGGTTGGCAATCCTATTCAGGTTTCTTATGAGGACGACAATTATCAGGAACAATTGGACGAATTAGCTAAGCAAAATGGTTTCCACCAGCTAAACCGTTCACTAGTGCTTGATTTATCTAAAACTGGTCGTGCTTATGACCTAGTTTATCGTGCACAAGATGATACGACACGAGCAGTTAAGCTAGATCCGTTAGGGACATTTGTCATTTATGACGACACTCTGGAGATGCACAGTGTCGCTGGTGTACGCTACTATCAAGCTAATCCGTTTGATGATAAGAAAAAGATTGTTGAAGTTTACACGCCAAGCGACATTATGACGTTTGAATATGACGGTACACTTAATGAAATCAGCAGAACCTCACATGCGTTTGAGTTAGTTCCAATTACGGAATACATGAATAATTCAAACGGATTAGGTGATTATGAAACAGAGTTGTCATTGATTGACTTGTACGACGCTTCGCAATCTGATACAGCTAATTACATGCAAGATTTATCAGACGCTATTTTGGTTATCATAGGTCGTGTTAACTTCCCAGCCGATTGTGATACAGCACAAAAGCAGATTGAGTACATGCGTAAAATGCGTAAAGCTCGTTTGTTAAACTTAGAGCCACCTATTGACCAAGAGGGTAACGAAGGAACAGTTGACGCTAAGTATTTGTACAAGCAATATGATGTTAACGGTACTGAAGCTTACAAAAAACGTGTTGTTAATGACATTCATAAGTTTACCAATACACCAGATATGACCGACGATAATTTTGCTGGTGTTCAGTCTGGTGAAGCTATGAAATGGAAAGTGTTTGGTCTTGACCAGGAACGTGTTGACATGCAAGCTTTGTTTGAAAGGTCTCTTAAACGTCGTTATCGTCTAGTGGCTAACATTGGTAAAGTTGCTCGTGAAATGACAGATTTTGACGTGTCTAAATTAATCATTACATTTACGCCGAACTTACCTGCAGACACAGCAAACATTGTCACAAATGCTAAGAATCTGTATGGCATGGTCAGTGATGAAACTGTTTTTGATATGCTTCAAACGGCGACTGGTGTTGATGCTAAAATTGAAATGGAACGTTTGAACTCCGAAGAACCACAAGAACCAGAACCACGAATTGGTGAGGTGACCGCTGATGAGCAAGAAGCACAATGATTACTGGTCAAAGCGTAGTGATGACATTATGCACTATGTTGACGGTACAGACATTGATATGTTTGCTGAATTGCAAAAGGTTTATGTTGAGCAATCAGCAGAGCTCCAACGTGATTTGTTTGCATTTGTGACTAAATATGCAGATGATAATAAAATGAGCTATTCTGACGCCCTACAGCGCCTTAGAGGAGTTGACCTATCAAATTATCAAGCTAACGCTAAGAAGTACCGTAAACAAGCTGAGAAAGACCCAGAATTGCTCAAACGACTGAATGAACAGTATGCTGGCTCGAAAGTGACACGACTGGATGCACTAAATCTTGAAATGACGTACAAAGTTGGTGTCATGCAAGGTGTTCTTGAAACGTCGTTTGAAAATTATCTGAAGTCAACTGCTAAATATGCTTATAAGAAAGCCATGGGTGGCAATAATGGGGCTTTAAATGAACCAGCGCTGAAAGAACTTATCAATACACCGTTTAATGGTCGAAATTATTCGCAGCAATTGTGGGGCAATACTGATGATTTAGCCAGGGATTTGAGAGATGTTCTAAAACGTGGTTTTATTCGTGGTGATGATGTTCGTAGTATGGCTGGTGAGCTTGCCAAAAAATACAATGTGGCACGTTCACGAGCTCAAACACTTATTAGGACAGATGGAACAGCTATTGTCAATCGTTCAGCTATCAAACGCTATGAAGAGTCTGGTTTGGAATTCTATCGCATATCTGTACAGATGGACAATAGAACGTCTGACATATGCATTAGGATTCATGATGAAGATAAACGTTATAGAATTGATGAGTTCGAAACTGGTGTAACTGCACCACCATTTCATTATAATTGTCGGTCCGCTGTTATTCCTGATGAAGATGAGTTAGACGAACAATCGTTAAGAAATATTGGAAAAGCAAATGTAGATAGCTTATTTGAAGATGTATCAAAGATTTGGGATGAAGTTTCTCATGGCGTGGTAGATAGAGAACAAATAAGAAATAAGTTGCAAGATAGGTATGATATAGGCGTTTTATCGTCTAAAATTAGTCGATATGCGGCATTTAATAATGTTTATATAGACGGCAATAGTTTATCTTCATCTTTGCGTTCTCATGGTCAACAGTATACTTTAGATGAATTTAAATTGATTGAAGATGTAATTAAAAAACCTTATTTAGCTCTTGATAATTCTTCAAGGGTGGAAGGCTCACTTCTTCTTTATGCTAAAATACCTAACAAAGACCGTTTAGTTATGGAAGCAGTTATTATTCCTCGTGATGAAATGATGATGATTCATTTCAATAAAGTAGGTATTAGGCAAGAGAAGAAGAATAGAAAAAACAATGTAATACTTTACGAAAAAGGCAAAGAATAGTATAATATAGGTGAGAAAAGATAGAGGTTGAGAATCTGTCACCAACACGCCGCTTAGCTAGCGGGTCAGAAATGCGGGAGCCTCGACAGTCCCGCCTATCTTATTACTATTTGCGCTTAGAGTTATAATCTAGGCGCTTTTTTTGTACCCAAAAAGGAGAAGATATGTTTATTTGGCAGTTAATTTTAAACGCACTAGGCTTGTTAGTTTTAGTGATTATTTGTGGTTTCATTGCTATTGCAGTAAAAAGTTTTATTAAGGAATTGAAAAAATAACTTGGCTGAACTGTTCGGAATTTCCGAATGGTTCTTTTTGTGGAAGATTACTCAAGTGGTTAAGAGGGCAGGTTGCTACCTTGCTAGGCGTGTAAAAGCGTGCGTGGGTTCGAATCCTACATCTTCTGTTGACGTGGCTAGTCATTAAATAAGCCAAATAATAACTTACTAGCGTGGCTTATTGCGTTAGGTATGGAAATTACATTCGGACAAGACTAGAAAACGTGAGACGTCCGTTTTCGTGGCTTGAAGAACGTTTGGAAGTATCTAACAAGATAGGACTAGCATGGAGGAGTAAAAATGAAAAAAGAACTTTTAGCGCTTAACATGCGTAATTTACAATTTTTTGCTGATGGTAGCGAAGCTGGTGCTGACGACAACGGCGGTGCAGGCACAGAGGGCAACGAAAGCAATAACAACGGTAATGATAACGGTCAAGAGTTCAAAGGTCCGCAATCACAGTCAGAATTAGACAGTCTTACGAATAAAGCTGTACAAAAGGCTTTAGAGAATTACAAAAAAGGTGAGCAAGAACGTATTAAACAACGTATTGCTGAAGCTCTTGAAAAAGAAAAAGATTATGCTAATTTATCGGCTGCTGAGCGTGCTAAACGTGAATTCGAAGATAGTAAGTCAGCTTTTGAACAAGAAAAAGCACAATTTGAACACGAAAAATTAGTCGTTCAAGTTGAAAAAGACCTTGTTTCAAAAGGTTTGCCAGCTGAATTTGCCGAATTGTTAGCCGTTGGTGATGCTGAACAAGCACTTGAACAAGTCAGCAAATTTGAAAAAGCCTTTAACGACGCTGTTAACGCTAAAGTCAAAGTATCATTACGTCAGCCAGCACCTAATGCAGGTGGTAATGGTGCTTCACAAACGAATTATGGTGCAAGTCTTGCCAAAAATTCAATTAAAACTGGCGAGAAACTATTTTAAAGGAGAGCTTATATGCCAACTAAGAAATTATTTGGAAATGCTGAAATTCTTCATAATTTACCTTACGAAGCGATTTCGGTTACTGTTGATAAAACAACAACAGGGACAGTTACAGAAAATGCACGTACAATTTTAAAAGCTGGTACGTTAATTGCTGGTGATGGTACTTCAATCTTTGATGACCGTACTAAAAAAGTAAAAGCTAATGCAGAAACACCAGACGGCGTTTTGCTTTATGATGTAGATGTAACAGAAGAAGATGCAGTAGCGAGTCTTGTTTATCGTGGTACTTTACGTGAAGACAAAGTCAATGGCGGTACAGTACCTGAAGGCGCTAAAACTGCATTGAAACACATTCAATTTGTGAAAGGAGTTTAATTTATGCCATTAATTTATGATGTTATGACAGCGGGGAATGTGTCTGGTTACTGGAATGCTAGCCAACAAGCAGTTGATTCTACAATCGGTGAAAAAGTATTCCCAGCTCAAAAACAACTCGGACTGAAATTATCTTACGTCAAAGGTGCGTCTGGTCGTCCGGTCGTATTGAAACCGTCTGCTTTTGATACAAAAGCAACACTTCGTGAACGTATGGCTGTTGAATTGGTTGATAAAGAAATGCCGTTCTTCAAAGAAGCTATGCTCGTGAAAGAAGCTGACCGACAACAATTGAACCTTATTGCTCAAACTGGTAATCAAGCACTTATCGACACAATCACAGCTGGTCTGTTTGATGATGCAACAACGTTACTTTCTGGTGCTCATGCTCAATTGGAAGCTATGCGTATGTCAGTACTTGCGACTGGTAAGATTGCTGTTATCTCAAACGGTGTTGCTCTTGATTTTGATTATGGTGTAGCTGATGACCATAAAGGGAAAGTCAAAACAGCGTGGTCAGATGCAGATACAGCTACACCGCTCAAGGATATTGACACAGCTATTACAGCGATTGAAGAGCTTGGTAACAAGGCGGAAGTAGCTTACATGAGTGCTAAGACATTTGCGCAACTTAAAAATGCTAAATCTACAACAACATTGATTAAACCGCTTGCACCAACAGGAGCAGGAGTCACTAACCAAGAATTGAAAGACTATATCCAAGATAATTATGGTTTGACTATTGTTGTTAAATCAGGTACTTACAAAGATGCTGACGGTAAAATCAAAAAATATTTCCCAGATGATAAAGTCACTTTTGCACCAAATGCGGCACTTGGTAAAACAATGTTTGGTACAACGCCTGAAGAATCAGATTTGATGGGTGGTAACAACGCTGTTGAAGTGTCTATTGTTGATACTGGTATCGCAATCACAACTAAGAAACTTGATGATCCAGTTAATGTTAAAACTAAAGTGTCTATGATTGCTTTACCATCATTTGAAAATATCGACGAAGCTTATATGCTTAGCACTACACCAGAAGTTTAATTGGGAGGTAGCTAATGGTTAAAGTGATTGCAGGCTTTCGAGACAAGGAAACACAGATTGTCTATGTAATTGGTGACGATTACGAAGGTGACCGTGTTGCTGAGCTTACAAAAGCTGGTTTCTTGAAGAAAGAAGCTACAAAGAAAGCCACTAAATAATAAACGGGAGGTGTTCAATGACACCACTTGATGAAACTAAAATTATCCAAAATGTAAAGTTGGATTTAGAAATTACTGATAAGTTACAAGACGATTTGTTAGAAATGCTGTTAGACCGAGTGGTAAAACATTTTAAAGCAGAATATGGCGTGCCTGATATTGATGACGCCTATTCTTTTATCTTTGAGGATTGTGTTATCAAGCGATTTAATAGACGTGGTTCAGAAGGGGCACAGTCAGAAAGCGTGGAAGGCCATTCAGTTTCCTATTATGAAAATAAGAATGAGTTTCTACCCTATGACGACATGTTGCAAAAAGCTTTTGGACAGTCTGGGCAGTCACGACCAGGACGGGTGTTTATCCTATGAGATATGCTGATAGAGTTATTCTAATCACCGAAACGACCGAAGCTGATTTTTTAGGTGATAAGGTTATTAAGAAAGAAAGCCAACCGATACCATGTTTTCGTGGTGGACTAACCATTGAAGAACAAATGGCAGTTTTTGGTAAGTACAGTCTTGATAACTTTAAGTTATACCTAAAAGGCTACTATGATGGATTTGAAACAGTAAAATATCACGGTAAGACGTTAATGATTGCTGGCAAGATTCATCACAACAATCACACGGTAATTTATTTATGAGTATCAAATACAGCGTTAAAGGTGTTGACAGATGGACCAAACGGCTAAGAGATAAAAGTAAACAAGCACAAGTTGCCACAGACCGCCAATTGGAATTATCTAGTAAACGTATTGAACGCGGTGCCAAAACTGGCGCACCAGTTGATACGGGAGCACTTAAAAATACAATTTTCTCAGTAAAGGCAGGTCATTTAACTTACAAGGTCACAGCACCGCAGCATTATGCTATTTATGTTGAGAAAGGAACTCGCAAAATGCGTGCACAGCCCTTCTTGAAACCAGCTATTGACGCTGAACAACCTAAACTAATCAGTAATTTACGCAAACTATATGAAAGATAGGTGATATATGACGACTTATTCACCATCAACTTTATTTTTAAAAGAACTACACGATAGGTTGGAAGTGTTAGCTATTCCAATCTATTTTAAATTGCCCAATTCTGACGTTTTAGAGCCTTTTATTGTGATTGGGTCTAATTCATCAGATACTTCCAAAACAGCGCAAACTGGGGCTGTTATTGAGGATATCACGGTAAATATTGACGTCTTCCTAGATGGTTCAAGTAGAACTGATGCAGAAGAAATTAAATCTAAGGCTTTAAGAGCGTTAGGGCGTAGAAACGCAACAGCTAACATTATTCCAGATAACAGCATAGGGCGTGAAGTATATCACGTCTCTATCGTTGTGTCTGACACTATTTATTAATTAAAGGAGAAAAGTTACATGGCAGAACAAATCAAAGTAACGACTGCTAAGCCGTTAGCAGGTAAAAAAGTCTTTTATTTCATTCAGTCTATTCATGCTGCACTTGGCAGCAATGCTATCTTACCAGCTTATCGTACAGATGGTACTTTAACACTTGGTGCTGAATATTCGGACGAGCAAACACAACAAGGTCTTTTGCTTGATAAAACAAGTACCAGTCATGAAATCGAATTGACGACTAAGTTTGCACCAAAAGACTCTTCAATTGAAGTTATCGAGCAAGCGAACGACACAGGAGAATCAGTTAAGATTTGGCGTGTTCTTGTTGATGAAACATTGAAAACGCAAGCTGGTGAACCTGCAAAAGATGTTTATCCTGCGAAATTTGGCTATGCTAAAATCGGTGATATTGAATACAACGAAGGTATTGAAGACATTATCGAAGCTAACTACACAGCAAGCATTGTCGGTAAGCTAAAAAATGGTAAATTCCCATTGACTGCCGAAGAAATTGCTTTGCTTAATGAAGTCTATGACTATCAAAATCCGGGCGAAACAACTGGTGACTATGATAATATTCAAACTACTAAAGCAAGTGAACATACTGAATCAGGCGAAGAAACCAGTGCATAATTAAACAAGGGGTGGCTTAGCTGCCCTTTTATTTTTTAGGTTATAGGAGAAATTTCATGGAATTCAAAGTTAAAAACAAAGTTGTAGAAATTAAATTTGACTATCGTACAATGTTTAAAGTTGACAAACAACTTGCCACTAAAAATAAAGACACTGGTGCAAGTAACAACGACGGTGTCGGTACATTGTTTAACAACATTCTAAATCGTAATGATGAGGGACTTGTTGATTTAATTCTTTTGTCAGCTAACAAAGCGTTTAGTAAAGCTATTTCAGAAGATGACGCTATCACAGCGATTGAAACCTGGCTAGTGGATAATGACGCTGATGACACGGAAAGCTTGTTTGAAGAAATTCAACAAGAAATGGTTGACTCTGGTTTTTTCAAGAACAAGATTTTGAAATATATCGAAAACTTGGAAACAGCAGTAGAATACATGAAAGCGCAAGAGGACAGCGAAGCGCTTCAAGTCGAAATTACCGAAAAACTTATTGGCAAGATGAAAAGTGCACTATCTTAACTGAGTGTGCACGCCTTGGTTTAACAGACTTAGAAACAATCTACTCTTGCAACAAATGGGAACTTGACGCAATTTTAGAGGGGCTTCATTACAGACAGATTGATTTTCGCGAAAATCTGTCAGAGCTTGCTATGGAAATGCGCTACACTATGAATGCTAAACGTGCTAGTGCAAATAAACTTAGCAAGAAAAAAGACAGAAATAAAGTTAAACAAGCCTTTCATGCAAATAACAATAAGCAAACGACTAATAGTAGTCTTGCTGAACGTCTGCAAAAAGTCAATGACCATTTCATGAACAGATAACACAGAAAGGGGGAGTTATATGGCAGAATTTGATGGCTCAATTTATGCCTATGTCGGTGCTGATATTGCTGATTATCAAGCGGCAATGAATAAGATTACAACCGCAACACAGCGTGCTTTTGAGAAAGCACAGGATGCAGCTGTGAATAATTCTAATCGTTTAGTTCAACGTGTTGGTCAAATTATGGCACAGTTGGCAAACAATGGCGAATCACTTGGTAAACGTTTAGGAACAGCATTTAGCACAGGCTTAAATCTGTCTATTGGCGAAATTCAGCGTATAGCTTCATCAATTGGCGAAAAGATTCCTCAGCCCATAAAAAATGGGTTTAATACCGCTTTAACAGCTATACAGAGTGGTGTCAACTCAATAGCTAATAAAATCCCTCAGCCTATTCAAAACGCTTTTACAAAAGCAACTAGCTCAGTTTCTAGCTTTGCTACATCGGCGACTAGCAAGGTTAGCTCAGCATTTAGCACGATTAGTTCAAAAGTAAGCAGTGCTTCAAATACAATCAGTAATTCTTTTGTTGGGAAAGTAGGAAGTAGTCTTACTAGCTTAAGTAGTAAAGCTGCAAGTGTTGCGACTAAAATGGCTAGTTCGCTTGGTTCTGGCTTTTCGAATTTATCGAGCAGAGCGACTACTGCACTAAATGGTATTAGTTCAAAAATGGGAGAGCTGGGAAATAGTATCACTAAAACTACTTTGACAGTCACAGCTCTTGGTGCGGCATTTGCAGTTTTCCAAGGGTTTAAGGCTGCGGTTGTTGGTTCAGTTTCAAAAGCAGCAGAATTCGAAGAAAAAATGAGCAACATCAAGGCTCTTACTGGTGCTAGTTCTGAAACAATGAAGCAATTCAATGCTGCTGCTCAAAAAGCTGGTGCGGATACTGCATTTTCAGCCAGTGAAGCAGCAGACGCTATCGCTGAGTTGAGTAAAGCAGGGGTTGATACAGCCTCTATTTTAAATGGTGGTTTGACTGGTGCTCTTAACTTAGCCACTGCTGGTGAACTTAGTTTGACGGAAGCAGCGGAAGTGGCTTCAACAGCGCTTAACGCCTTTAAATCTGATAATTTAAGTGTTACCGATGCAGCTAACCAGTTAGCGGGTGCAGCGAATGCTTCAGCAACAGATGTCCACGAATTGAAATACGGACTTTCTGCTGTTGCAGCGGTTGCCTCTGGTGTTGGTATGTCATTTAATGACACAACTAACGCTCTTGCCGTATTTGCTCAAAACGGTCTTAAAGGCTCTGATGCAGGTACATCTCTTAAAACAATGCTTTTGAATTTGTCGCCACAAACCGATAAAGCGGCAGCTCAAATGCAACGATTGGGCATTATTACTGCTGATGGAGCCAATCAATTCTATACAGCAGAAGGTAAGCTTAAGTCATTTAGTGAAATCTCACAAATCTTACAAGATAGCTTGAAAGGTTTGACTGCTGAGCAACAACAGAATGCTCTTAAGACAATGTTTGGTACTGATGCCATTCGTGCGGCTAATATTGCGATGAAAGAGGGTGCTGCTGGTGCAGATGCCATGCAAGCTGCAATTAGTAAGGTAACTGCAGCGGATGTCGCTAAAGAAAAACTTAACAACTTAAAAGGTGCCGTTGAATATCTTAGTGGTTCGTTTGAAACATTACAAATCAAAATTGGAACAGCGGTTTTACCAATTTTGACAGATTTAGTTCAGTGGTTAGATAAGTTAGTTAGCAAATTTAGTGAATCAGCTGGATTGCAAAAATTCTTAGATTCACTAACAGCTTTAGAACCAGCTCTTGACCATATTTTGAATGGTACTAAGTTAACAGCTGACCAAATGTCTAAAGCACAGGATGCTGTAAGTAATCTAACACCTGCTATTGCAGGATTAGTTGGTGCATTCGCCTTTGGTCCTGCGTTGAAATATTTAGGAAGTTTAGGAACTACAATGGGAAAACTTGCTGTTGAAGCTCAAACTTCTGGTTCTGTTATAGGCAATGTTTTTGGGATTATCTCTACTGGATTGTTAAAACTAGATAATGATGGAAAAGCAACTGCTGAGGGATTTCGCAAAGCAGCTGGTCAGGGGCTATCTGCAATGTCCACTATGGCAAATGGAATTACTTCAGTTGCAAGCGTGGCATTAGCCGTTATTGGTCCTGCAGCAATTCTTGGTTTAGTCGTTGCTGGTCTTGGTTTGATTAATAGTCAATTTGGTGCACAGATTGACCAGTTACTAGCTACGGTGACAACTAAAGGTCCACAAATCATCACGAACTTGGTAAATGGTATTACTAGCCAAATTCCTGCGTTGATTGCAGGCGGTACTGATTTAATTGCTAAATTTGCTAATACATTTACTGTTATGTTCCCAGTGCTGGTACAAGCTGGTGTTCAATTAATTTCTAGTCTTGTTCAAGGTGTAGGAGCTAACGCTGGTAGTTTGATTGCGTCAGCTATTCAAGTTATCGGTACATTTGTTAGTTCAATCGCTAGTGCACTACCACAACTATTGTCTGTAGGTATGGACTTTATTGCAAATGTGGTCAACGGAATCAATAGCAATAGTTCTTTGATTATGCAACAAGCACAAGAGATAGTTGATAATTTTATGTCAAGTATGTCTGCTAACATGCCAAACATCATTTCTAAAGGTATTGAGATTATTACCAACTTAGTTCAAGGTATCATTCAGAGACTACCAGCGATGATTTCAATTGCTACGCAGGTTATTACTGGATTCATCACAGGATTAGCTAGTTATTTACCACAAATTTTACAAGGTGGTATTCAAATCATTGTAATGTTGGTACAAGGTATTCTTCAGAACTTGCCACAAATTGTGCAATCTGCGGTTCAAATCATTCAATCATTGATCCAAGGAATTACACAAAACTTACCACAAATCATTGCAGCAGGTATTCAACTTGTTGGACAGTTGGCTGTTACAATCATTCAAAATATTCCACAAATTCTTGTAGCTGGGGTCCAACTTATTGCTGGACTTGGTCAAGCTATGTTAGAAGCTATTCCTAACGCTTTAAAGGGTGTTTGGGACGGTATTAAGAACGGCTTTAGTTCACTTTGGGACAGCATTACTGGTAAATCTAGTTCTAGTAAAGAAAAAATCAAAGCTGATACTACTGATATGACGAATAGTATTAAGGCTTCAACGAGTCAAACTGCTACGAATACTGATGTAGATATGCAAAGTATCTTAAATAGTGTGACAAATGGCTTTAATCAAGCAAATATAGCAGGAACAACAGCAATTACAGGGTTACAAGCTAACTCAGCCGATCAAATGGCCCAGTTGGCATTAAAAGCTGGTATGAGTTTTGACCAATTCAAAAATGCTGTTGACACCTCAACTTCCTCAGCTCAATTACAAGCGATTATTAATGCTCAAGCTATGGCTAATGGTGTTAATCTTGAAACGGCATCACTCAGCAACGAGGCGCTAATGCAAATGCCGCAGTATTATCAAGCGATAGCTTCAAACACTGATTTAGCCAATCAAATTGGGACAGCGAATTCACAAGCTCTTAGTGATGGTATCACTAATAATCTTGCTACAGCAAGTACAAATGCCACAACCAATGCACAGCACATGGCCAATGGTGTTAATGCTGCAACATCTAGTATGAATCTTGATGCTGTTAATCAAGCACTTAGCTTGTCAGCAGGTGTGTCTAGTAACATGCAAAATGCACAGGCTAGTGCAACCAGTGCAGCACAAGCGGCAAATAGCGGTGTAAGTTCTAACTTTAGTGCCATGCAAACAAATGCGAACAGTTCAGCGAGCGGATTATCAAACAACGTGACATCTGAGCTTAATTCAGCCGCTTCATCTGCTAATTCGGCATCTAACAAGATTTCATCAAGTATTACAAGCAATTTTAACAAAGCTAAAACATCAGCGACATCATCAATGAATGGTATTGCAAATGCAGTTAAAAATGGCATGAACAAAGTGATAAGTAGTGTTCAATCTGCTGGAAATAAGATGAATTCTACATTTACTAATTCGTTTAATAAAGCCAAAAGTGCCGCACAATCTGGTATGAATGGTGTCCGTTCAGCTGTTCAAAATGGTATGAATGGTGCTGTTGCAGTAGCAAGTAGCGCAGGTAGTCGCATGGTATCAATCATGTATAGCACGGCTGGTGGTATGCAATCGGCTGGTTATTATGCTGGTGCTGGTTTTGCAAGTGGTCTTGCAGGCTCAGCGGGCTATATCTATGCTGTTGCAGCTGGAATCGCAGCACGAGTAACAGCAACAATTCGTAGAGCATTAGATATTCACTCACCATCTCGTGTGATGAAATCACTCGGTGGCTATACTGGCGAAGGCTTCGCTATTGGCATGTCTGACTGGATAGGTAGAATCAACGACATCAGCAAAGAGTATGCGTTAGCTGTTACAGACCAAAGCTGGGGTGTCAACGGCACTATGGCAATTGCTGGTAGCGTTAGCACATCTGGTCTATCATCTTCACTTGATAGCTTGTCAGACGAAGTGAAAAACAGTGAATTGTCACAACCGGTCTTTGAAGTACACAACGAATTGGTTGGCGACAAGATTTATACAACTGTGAAAGAACGTGAAGCGAGAGAAGATGCTAAAAATGATTATTTTAATTATTAGAAAGGTGAAACATGGATTTATTAATTACGAAAGGAACGGCATCAGTCAAGCTGTCTGACTACGGCTTTTATAATATTAATATTGACGACAGCGCACCTGGAATCTCTCTTGATAAGCGTTCTGTCACTGGTCGTAACGGTACAGTATTTGGTGGTGCAACATTTAATGCTAAAGTCATTAAAGTGACTGGACGTGTAGCTGTTACGAATGTCCAAGAGTTCTTAAGTCTAAAAGATGATGTATTTGGCTTGTTACTAGATGACGAGCCTTTTTATATCACTAAAATGTACCCAACCAATTCTGATTTTTACAATTATCAAATCCCTGGTCAAACAGCTGGGGATTTAGATTTTGTAAATCAACCGCACACAGCTTGGCATTATCGTTGGAAAGTCACTGCAGAAGGCGAAGCTGATTTCGCTTTTGTTGGTAATTATGGTCAAGGACTAAAATATGATTTTTCAATTAGTTTTATTACTGCTGAATTGCCATATGGTGAAACAACGCCGAAAACAGTAACACTAGCTAACAATCAGATTGCTTATGCTGGAACTGCTAAGTTATCGCAGTTGGAAGTTCCGTTTGTCGTTGAATTAACAGCAATAGGTAATCAATCAAACTTTTATCTTGAAATTGGAGATAATCGTTTTACTTACTCACAATCAGGCAATATTTCTGCGGGCGATGTTTTTAAAATTTCTGGCATTGAAACAACAAAGAATTTAGAAAATGTTAATGCACGTACTAATTATGCGTACTTTGTTATTAAACCTAGTCCAACAAAAAAGGTTAGTTACAAAACTGACTTTAAGGGCACAATAAAAATTTTAAACTTTAAAGAACTATATAAATAGGAGGTGATAGTTTGATTACATTTTTAGATGAAAGAGATGTTGAGCATGGTGCACTTGCCACTATTAAAGTTACAAATGCTGTTAACGGTGAACGCTCACTGACTGGTGAAATTGAATCAGGCGATTATGTCCTAACAAATATCGAACGTGGCTGGCGTTTACGTTTTGATGATGAGTTTTATGTAGTAACTTACGCAAAACCAATTGATGATGGTAAAGGTACGCATGTTACTTTTGACGCTATCCATCAATTCTTTTGGGACTTTGATAAGTCATCAGTGCATGAACAACTAAATGATGGTTCGCATACGTTCTTGACTTACCTTGATTTCATATTCACTGGCAGTGATTACACGTATACAATTGACCCTCTATTGAAGGTCTATGCTTTTGAAAAACAATCATTTGGTTATAAGAGCCGTCTAAAACTTTTTAACGATGTCATCACTTCATCTGGCGTTGAATTCCAGGTTAATGGCAAAGTGGTCAGAATCCTAGAAAAAACAGGAACAGACTTATCTACAGTCGTTCGTAAGAATTTCAACATGAATGAGCTTGGCATTGAAAAGCATATTGGTGATTTTGTTACTTATCAAAAAGGCTTTGGTGCGTGGATTGATGAGAATGACCACTCAAAGGGGCGTTTAGTTACTGAATACACCAGTCCATTGGCTAGCGTATACGGAAAACTTGAAGCTGAACCTTTAGTTGATGAACGTTATACACAAGCAGACAACATGATTGCTGCATTAAAAGCTAACGTTGATAATTCTTACAGCATCTCGATTACTCTTGATATGGAAGATTTAACTCGTGCTGGTTATGACTATACACAACCTAGAGCAGGTGATTACATCATGGCTATCAATGAAACATTAGATTTTCAAGAAAAAATTAGGATTGTTTCATTTACTAGTGAATATGATGTATCTGGTCAGTTGGTTAAACATGAAGTGACTTGTAATGACATTGGTGTAGTCAAGAAATTATCAGCAAGTTACAACTTAGCTAAAGAACAAGCTCAAAATGCGTCAGATTCAGTCGGTAAAGCTGTAGAAATGGCTAATAAAGCGCTAGTTTCTGCAGATGGTAAAAGTACTGTTTATTTTGGTAATGAATTTCCAAAAGATGAGCCAAAAGGTACATTACATAAAGGTGACTCACTTTATTTGACTGTCGGCGACACAACGAAAATGTATTACTGGACTGGAGCAGATTGGGAAGAGCTACCTATTGTTAATGATGTTGAAGCATTCAAAGAACAGATTGCTGATGAACTAAAAGACGTTCCAAATCGTGAAGAATTCGAAGCGACTATTACGGAAAAACTTGCAACTTCAAAATCTGAAATTAAAACACAGATTGACACAGCTAAAACACAGGCAGAATCAAATGCTAAGGCATACGCTGATGAAATCAATCAAGCAACAGCAGGAGTAGCGGAACAAGCGAACACAGCTGTCAATAGTTTAAAATCTGACTTAGCCAAAGTCAAAACTGATTTAACTGCCACAACGTCAACTGCAAACGCAGCTAAAACGTCAGCGAGTGAAGCCAAACAGCAACTCACCACAGTAGCTAATGATTTGAGCACAGCTAAGCAGGACTTGCAAGCACAAGCTAGTCAGTTGACTGCACAAGCTAGCGCACAGTCTGAACTAACTAAACGTGTCTCAACAGTTGAAGAAACTGCAAACGGTACGAAGACGACTGTCAGCGAGTTAAGCAAGACAGTAGATAGTAATACCCAAAATATCACTAGCGTTACTGCCAGAACTAAAACCGTTGAAGATGATTTGACGAGCACGAAGACAACGCTATCACAAGTTAAAACGACAGCTAATAGCGCCAATCAAAAAACAGCTACTTTAGAAACTGGTTTGAATGGGCTTAATGCGAAGTTTGAAACTTTGAAAATCGGTAGTCGAAACTATTTCAAAAATTCAAAATCACGTAAATACTACATTAACAGTACAGAAACACAAGACGTCAGAACTTATATTGATGATGACTTTTGGCAAAATGATACTCGTTTTACTAAAAACTACGTGAGAATGTCTTTTGATATTGCTTTTAATCCAGCTTTGCCATCAAATTTTAAAACGTATGTGCATTTTAGTGCTAGTCCTTGGTATAACAGCGGTGGCATCACATTCAAAGGTGGCACAACTGCCTTACAACACTTTGATTTGAAGTTTGACTTGAGTGGTGCTGGTAACAGCTACAAAACGGATAATGTATTCATTCGTTTAAATAATACTCTTCCACTTAACACAGCTGTAAGTCTTGAAAACTTTAACCTCTACTTATCTGCAGTAGTCGAAGATTATAACCAAAATGAAGCCGACATTGAATCGAAAGTTGCTAAATACAAGCAAACTGCAGACCAAAACTACGCTAGCTTACAGTCCAACTTACAAACGTTAGACGGTACGGTCAAACAGAATAAGTCGGAGTTCGACCAAACAGCTAGTCAATTAAAGACTAGCATTTCAGCAGTCGAGGGTAAGATACCGACAACAATTGGTGGACGGAATTATATTCAAAATTATGGTTTAACAACATCAGGGTGGAAAAGCGTTCTTAGTCAATGGGAATTTGAAATCATTCCAGATAACACATCAAAGAGCGGTCAATGTTTAAGAGCTACATGTACTCAATCGGGAGCAGGTGGAATTCACAAAGTTCTTATTGATTTGCGTGGGACGGAGTGGCAAAACAAAAAAATGACTTACTCAATAGATGTTAAAGCGAGTAAGTCTATTCAGATGAACTTAGGTGTCGAAGTTTTTACCGAAAGTGTACAATCTTTTGGTGTTTCTACTGATTGGCAACGTTTTTCGTATTCAAGTACAACTAATTTTAGAAAAAGTTATTCCTTCGTATTTTATTCAGTAAGTAATAACAATGCTTGGGAAGTTGGAGATGTTGTCTATTTGCGTGATGTTCAATTAGAAGATGGTACAATCGCCACTGCGCCAAAACCAGCAGTTGAAGACACCGAATCAGACATCACTAAACTAAACACTACTCTCACTCAAACCGCTAACGGTCTTGAACAGCTTAGCACGCAAGTAACGTCGCAAGGCAACACAATTACATCACACACTAACTCGATTAATTCATTATCAACTGGTCTAAGTGCCAAAGTATCACAAACAGATTTCAATACGTTAAGCGGTCGTGTAACAACTGCTGAAAACAATATCATAGCTAAAGCTAACGAGTTGAGCAGTAAGATTACGAGTGTGGAGGGAAAAATACCTACAAGCGTTGGCGGGCGGAATTTACTGACGAAAACGAATCAAGGTGCTACTGGCTGGGATTGGATTATGCAGGTAGGGGATAGAACAGTTGAATCTCTAAATTCTGACGGTGTGAATGCGGTCAAATTAAGTAAAGGTAGAACCACCACACAGAGTGGATATAGCTCCATTCTATTTAAAAATGTGTTGACTACCCTCATTACCACCAATATACAATACACGTTATCTTTCGATGTATACCCAAATGTGTACACAACTTTTAACGCTACCATCATGGATAGCGATTCTAGCGACAGACTCACTACAGTGGCAACTATGAATGCTGCCGCTGCTAACAAATGGACAAAAGTAAGCTGTATACTCACACGGCTACAAAATTCACCGGCAAACATAGGTGGACAAGTTGTCTATTTGACAGGGATGTCTAGCGCTAACAGCGCCAGTTATATTATCAAGAATATAAAATTGGAAAAAGGCAACATACCCACAGACTGGACACCTGCTCCCGAAGACTATGACAGTAAGTTAGCCACTGCACAGTCTGAAATCAAACAGACAACAGACTCAATCAAAGCGAGCGTATCTGCGTTGGATAAATCAACAGTTAAGAGTGCTAGCTTGACTATTAATACAGACGGAATCGTCATGAAGGCTGGCAAGTCAACGACTGATGTTGCTAATGCGATTGGTTCTTATTTTGCTGTTAATCAGAATGCTATCAACTTATTCTCTGACAAGATAAACGTAAAAGGTAGCATGATTGTTGACGGTGCTATCACAAGTACCAAAATAGCCAGTAAGTCAATCAACACAGCACATTTGAACGGTAAAATCATTACTGCTGACGTGATTTCCGCTGGTGCCATCACAGCAAATGCCATTAAAGCAGGAGCAGTAACTACAAGTGCTATGTCAGCCAATAGTATCAATGGTGACCGTATAACAGCTGGTACATTAGATGCTGCCAAAATCAAAGCAGGTAGTATTACAGCTAGTCAAATTGCAAGTGGCACAATTACCAGCGCACAAATCAAAACAGGAACAATTAGTGCAGCGAATATCGCCGCAGGTGCGATTACCACAGATAAAATAGCTGCTAATTCTATTAATTCAAGCAAAATTGTATCAAGTGGTATTACAGCGAACGTTATCAAAGGTGGTAAATTACAATCACTATCTAACGCAACGAATTTCGAGCTTGATACTGGTAAATTGTTTTATAACAACAATAACACTGGTGTGTTCCGCATTCAAAATGGTGCGAGCACGATGGGACTCAAGTTTTCAAATACATCAGTCACAGTAAGTGGCACTAGTCGAATTTTGTCGCGAGTTATTTTAGGCGGTGACCGTCGTGAAACTTCACTAGATGACGGAAAGTGGGACCAAGGTGGGTTTACTGGTATTGTGGCTGAAACAATCAACGGTGTTGATTCTAACGCTCACAGTCAAGCTGATACTTTACGTGTGATTGGAGATAATATTTATTTCACCCACAGTTACAACTACGACGCTCAGACAAAAACAAGTGCACAAGGTTGGAAGATGGAAACGTTCAGCCCTTTTTCAAGTTATGCAGGAAATGTCGTCTTGAAACCGTACGGTATTAATTATCGTCAATCAGACATCATCACTGGTGATGTTCGTTTAGATAACGGGGATGGCTCTGGTTATTGGGTGCGAGGATGTATAAGGACTTTAAGAAACTGTTTTCAACATTATCTCAACGGTGGAACAACATCAGGTGCTATGAATGCAATACGAGATTCTTTAAGAGAAATTTCAGGAGTTTAATATGGATAAAAATCAATTAATTATTAATGAATTACTACAAAAACTAGCCACTGCACAATATGAAGCAGTACAATTACGCGCTGAATTGATTGTGGCTAATCAACATAACAGCGAACTTGAAGATAAGTTGGCTACGTTGATGCCTAAAAATAACGAATTGAAAGGAGGTGATGAATAATGAGAGCATGGAACGTTGTCGGAAAATACCCAATTTACACTGATGGAAAAGTAACACACACAGAAATCACACTAGCTACTTTGTCAGGTAGTTACGGCACATTTACTGAACGCATTGCAGGTGATCACACAGGTAAAACTAACGATGAACTTATTGAATTAGCTCGTGATGCATATTTCAAAACCGAATATGCTGATAAAGCTATGCCAGAGGCAGTACAAAAAGTTGATGCAATGTCTGCGACAGTCGAACAAGCTAGTGAAAAACTTGAACAGGTTGAAACTGCAATTTCAAACTTAAGCAACATGGTCACAACGGTAACTAAAGCAGTTGAAGAAGCTAAAGAAGAAACAGCTAAAAATGTTGCATTAGTTAAAAACGCAACTGACAGCATTACACAATTAATGGAAACATTATCTTTATTAGAAATGCCAACCGAAGACGTCGAAGAAGATGGAGGACAATCAAATGAAAATTAAATGGTCTGAAAAAGCAATTGATACTTTTGGTAGATTTTACGCAGGTCAAATTTCGATGGGGTGGCTTACACTTGATGAAGTCCCTGCGCAATTTAAGGAACGTACACAGTATTATGTTGACTTAGCTAACCAAGAGCAAGAAATGCAAGAACCTTAGAATCGAGGTTGTAAGATAGATATGTGGAAACCAGAATTTTTAAGCATGATTTTAAGTGCGTCAGTCTCAGTATTGACGCTCTTTACTTTTTTTCAATCTCGCATGACTAATAGCGAACGTCGCACTACAATTCTTGAAGAAAATGCAAAACAGCGTGATAAAGAACTAGTTGAAATTAAAAAACGTTTAGATAATCACGACAAACAGAATGAAGCACTTATTCGACTAACTACCGAAATTACCAATCTGAGTGAAAAAGTCGAAAAAATCGATACTAAATTGGAGGAATTATCATGATTAATTGGAAATTACGTTTTAAAAACAAAGCTACACTTATTGCTATTGCTAGTACAGTGATTTTGTTAGCACAACAATTGGGCTTGAAACTACCAGATAACATTGAGGACGTGGTCAATACTGTTTTGACTTTGCTTGTATTGCTGGGAGTGGTCAATGACCCAACAACTGAAGGAATTAGCGATAGTCCGAAGGCATTAACGTATACAGAACCTAAAAAAGGATTAGGTGAATCAAATGAAAAAGAATGATTATTTTATCGACGTGTCAAGCTATCAATCGGCAGATTTAACAGCTATTTGCCAAGCTGCAGGCACACGTAAGACGATTATTAAAGTGAGCGAAGGAACAGGTTATCTTTCGCCCAATCGTTTTAAACAGACGGAAACCAGCGAGCCTGTTGGATACTACCACTTTGCCCGTTTTGGTGGCAACGTCAGTCAAGCAGTAGCAGAAGCGAATTATTTCTTGGCAAATATTCCCACAAAAGTGCCGTACCTCGTATGTGATTATGAGGACGGCGCTAGCACGTCAAAACAAGCCAATACAGACGCTATTTTGGCATTCATGGATAAATGCGCACAAGCTGGTTACAAGCCAATCTATTACAGCTACAAGCCTTACATGCTGGCAAATGTAGACTATACGCAAATCATTGCTAAGTATCCAAACAGCTTATGGATTGCGGCTTATCCTAACTATAATGTGACCCCTGACCCTGTTTGGTCTATTTTCCCGTCAATGGACGGCATTCGTTGGTGGCAATTTACTTCCACGGGTATTGCTGGAGGGCTTGATAAAAATGTTGTATTGCTAGATGACGAGCAAACAGCGTCATCAACAGAAAAGAAAGAAGAAATTTCGGAGGAGGAAGAAGATATGTTAAATTTTGTAATGCGTTCTAAAACAGGTAAACAAGGTTATGTAGGTTGTGTCAATGGTGCCATCTTTGGTATCGGAGATATCGGTACAGTGACAGCTTTGCAAGAAGCAGGTTGTAAACATCTAGTGTTAGATGATGGTGATTTTGACCGCTTAATCAACTCACAAAAACTTGACGATGAGCAACGCAACAAAGTGTTACAAGTAGCGCTTGAAAACGTGGCTAACACAATCAAAAATAAATAACATTACAGCACCGCTCAGATTTGTATCTGGGCGGCTTTTTTTGGTATAATATAAGTAAGCTAACTGTTTGTGTATTCTGTTAGCAACTTTTTTCATGTTTTTATTGTAATTTTTTGGATGCCCTCGCTTTTTGCGGGGGGTTTTGTTTTGTAAAAGGCCATGTTAAACAAAATGGTTGTTAATGTATTTATTCCTCAAAATAGGCTATAATATAAGTATAGATTGCTTAAATATTATACTTGAAAAAGGATTTGTTAGTGGTATTGTAGAAAGTGATGAGACATACTTTAGAGTGTCATATAAGGGTAATCATAGCAAAGGAACTAATTTTGTTTTACCTAGAAAACCTCATAAGAGAGGTGGTCAAAAGCAAGGTAAAAGTAGTGGAGATAAACTAAGAGGTATCTCTAATGAAAAAGTATGCGTAGGTATTTGTATAGATAGAAAAGGAAATGTAATATCTGAGAAATTATGTACTGGTAGAGTTAAGTTTTCTCAATTAAAAGATTTCTTTAATAATAAGATAGGAGAAGGCTCTACTCTTTGTGTAGATAGTCATTATTCTTATATGAAGATACCAACTGTCTTTAATGTCACTCTTAAAAGGATAGAAAGTGGTAAATACAAAGATGGAATATATCATATTCAACACGCAAATAGTTATCATAGCAGATTGAAGGGGTGGATTAGAGATTTTAATGGTGTTGCGACCAAGTATTTGCAGAATTACCTTACATGGTTCAGATGGTGTGAAATAACTAAGAAAGAGAAAGATATTTCAAAGATAAAAGAATTATTTATAAACTTAGTTACAACTGAAAATTACTCTACTATAAATACTATAAAAAATAGATACATTGAACTAAGTTAA